CTCTTCCTGTTTGGCGTAAAATGCCACAGTCGGGGAATTTCCCCCACCGCCTCCAGCCCCACCGGAGATGATGATGGTGTTGCCGTCCGTGACCACCTTCTCAAAGGCGGTATTCTTCTTCACATAGATCTCACCCATTGCTCGGTCCTTTCGTGATCGTCATGCCACTCTCATAATATAGGCGAGGGCGTAGTAGGGGGGTCGGTTTTCGTGGGCTTCTCCGGATCCTACTGAAGATGACTCTATTTCAGTAAATACAGTAGTACTATAAGAAGTAGCAAAGGGAAACAATGTCCCTCCGAGGACATCGGCATTTGCTACATTCAAATTGGGTCTGTTGGTTTTGTGTTTATGTGCAGGAATCTGTGCCGTAGTGAGCGTCACATTCGCATCACCACCACTCGCTCCGAGATCATAGTTCCCTGCCGGTGCCGGATCCGCTACCGTGCCTCCCGCACCCACAATGAACCGACCGCGAAGGTCTGGTGTCCTTATTCCTCCGACTTCTCTACCATCGCACAACGCCCATCCAGACGGAATCTGACTCAACTCTCCGCTCCACATGATGATTCCACGAATGGGAGTCAGACCCGGTGAGTATATCTCTCCACCTGTGTCGGTCTTATACCAGACAAACCCTTCCGGATAATTAGCCACCTCATTTGCATCGGTCGGCGGGGTGTTGCCCGTGACCTCAAGCATCTTGCGGGTATGCACCACGCCCGTGTCCGAATCCACCGTCAGGATCTTGGCATCGGAATCAAGGCCGCTTGACAGAGACCCCTGCCCGATCTTGACCGCACCCGTCACATGGAGATCCGAGCCGCTCAGGGAGGTGCCGGTGTACTCCACCAGTTCTCTTCCATAGCGAAGCATGACATGAGTCATGTATCCCTTGTGGACGCTCTCCGATGTGAGTCCGTGGGGCAAGCGATACCGTATGGTTTTGTCCCATCCAGCGTTTGAATTGGATCCGGCGACAGATGGATGCTCGTCCCTGTAGATCGCAAATGCAGGTCTACCGTCCGTGATACCCCCGAGAGATATGTCAAAGTATCTTCTGTTGGATCCGGTTATAGAACCCAATGCCACTCTACTGGGATCGGTGAGATCAATCCCATCAACATCAATTTGTTGAATGCTGGCTCTGATTCCCGCAGCAAATCTAGCGGGGGCGGTTGCGCCAGATATGCCTACACCATAAAAATTCAATCCCATCTCGTCCGCACGACCCGCAGACGGTGACCACCAATTCGCGTTGTTGTTGAAGATGTTGATTACTGCCCTGCTGGCATCTCCACCCATCACATTCAAGGCGGCTTGAGACCACCACTGGGATGTATTCGCCCCCAAGTAGGTGTATGAACCTGCGGCGGGTAGAGTGCTTGCCCACCACTCCCAGTCACCAAGACCCGTCACTCCATCGCCGTGGTACTGGATGGCAAGTCTATTTTCAAACTTGTCCCTGCCCACCGTCCCGTCGCTCAAGACCGCTGCATTGGTATGGAACCGGTTCTTGTCCGCCGGAATAAGAGTCTGTTCCGCATCATAGCGAACATATCGGTTATCGTGGTGGTGACCCGTGATTATCAATGCAGGCAGCGTCTTGATGGCACGGATGATCCAATGCATCCCGATGTAGGGAGGCATGGTAGGAATCGTGTTGCTGACCGAGCCAGCCGACAGACCGCCGGTATAAGGACTACCGACTGCCGCAGCCGATTGTGGACCATCTCCGATGGCGGTATCCACCGAGAAGTGCTTGTGCTCCGGCAGGGTCGCCGCAGTCATGCCGCCTTGAACGCCAAGACCGATCGTGGGGGTTGATACTCCGATCGGAGTCCTGCCCCGCAGGTCGGGAACGAAGAACACCATGTTGGTGTCCGAGCCTGCCACCCGACCATAGACGCGGACATCAACGCCATCCGTAGTGGGAAGTGCAGGCGTACCGACCGTCAGGGTGACCGTTCTGGTTCCGGAGTCCACGGTGCTGACCGTGCAATTAGAGGACACGACCTGTCCGTCCGGATTTGTCCACTCAATCTTAACCGGATTGTTGGCTGCGAGGTTCCGAATGTTGTCGGCGAAGATGATCGTGGTTCCACCGGAGCCGGACATCTTGGCGTTCGCGAAATGGGCGTTGCCGATCGCATCAAAGAGGTCGGGGTATGAGTTCTTGACATGCGACTTGCCGTCGCACAGGAGCCATCCTTCCGGAACTCCGGAGGTCGCACCGGCAAACGGCTGGACCGAACCCACGGGTGTGAGGAGCGGCAGGTAGACGCGGTCGGTGGAGTCGCCACCGAACACCGAGCCGACATAGTTGACCACATAACCGCTGCTGATGCCGGTGGCGAGGAACATGGCCTTGCGGACCTCTCCAGACGCTAGACCACCGGTATCGGGGTTGCCGATGAGAGCACCGGCAGTATCGGCACTCAGGAAGTAGACGCTTCCCGTGACTGCCGGATAGATTGCCGTGAAGTTTCCGGCATTCGGGATGCTCGGAATGTAGCCTCTTGTGGTCACCGTGACCGTGTTGCCGTCAATCTCCGAAACCATGCCGATCGCCTCTGCCGTCGGGATGGTGTCCGCGATGGCGAAGGTCAAGCCACCCAGAGCGTCGTATCGGACAACATCGCCGACTTGGAAAGCATGACCGCCGGACACCACGATGTCCTTGCGGATGGCATCTGCCATGAGCCAGTTCGGGTCAATCTTGCCGTCCGAGTAGGCGACAGGGATGGAGTGGGCAGTCGGGGTCTGTGTGGCATGCGCCCCGTCAACCATGTCCACATTGAGATGCTGTGCCCACCCGCTCACGCCCACGCCCGCGTACACGGGACCGGTCCTTCCTGCATAGAAAGTGGCAATGGGATAGGCAGTCGCACCGCTGTCGTGGATGAGCGACATCCTCTGGTAAGCCCGCAACGCACCGGGGGTGGCATGCTTCACCAACTTCCATGCCGAGTTTTCCCATCCGTCACCGGTGACCGTCAGGCTGCCGTTTGCGATGGAGAGGGTAACATCCTGACCGGACGCACCGACGAAGGTGAAGATGTTGTCCCGCGAAGCGTCCTCAAACCCATAGGAGCCGAACTTGGACGATACGACGAACAAGTCCTTGTCCGAAACGCCGAGGTTCGTGTTGGTCGCCCAGCGATTGTATGTGTTGGTCCAAAGGAAGTCCTTATCGCCCTCGTCGCCCTTGATTCGGACACCCGCGGGAGAAAGTTCCACATCCGTAACCAGTCCATTTCCGCCCACGGGACTTGTTGTGACATCAAAAGTCAATCCAAGACCATCAGGATCAACTTCAATGACGCTATTTTGTTGAATCTCTTCCGGAGTTCCCTCGGAGATTCTGTGAATTTCAATGTATGCGGTCGTGCCGGATGACTGTCTTTGAATTGAACGAATCTTGAAAATGATGTCTTCATTGTTGGAATCGGGCCAATCGCCTTCTCCCCATCCATATGCAGTCATTCCGGATTCAATATCTCCAATATCAGACGCTGCCCCCTCTATCATAAATGCCGTATAGGGGCTGGATGCCAACTCAATGATCTTGTCCTCAACCCGAATGTCGCTAACCTGAATGTATGTGGTATCACCAAGTACGCTCAAGTTGTTTTTTACAACGAGACTTCCTTCAATCTCCAGAGCACCGCCACCGGTCTCTCCCATCGTGACCTTCGGGGGTAGCATGTAGCGAGCAGCGATTTTCTTTGGGGTGCCTGCCGGTCCCTGTGAGGGATCGCTCAAGTCGCTGAGTGCGTAGTAGTCATTCAACGCCGGATTCGCCGAGACCCCGCCGTCAAGATAGAACGGCAGGTCCGCGAAGTCCATGACGATCTGGTTGGTCTTGTAGTTCGCCGGACCGATGCCGACACCACCGCCGACATTGGTGTCAATGACGATCGTGCCGTTGTAGTTGCCGTTCACGCAATCATTCGCGATCTCAAGACCGCTGGTCACCCCTACTGCCACATTGTAGATGTTGACGGCACTGACGGCATCAATGACCTCGTTGGTCCGGTCAAACCATGTGTGGAAGGTGTCCGAAAGGGTGAGGGGCTGGATTTTGATGAGATCGGATGCTGTGCAACTCATGGGGCGTTACCGTTCTTGCGTAGTTGTGCGACCTGTTCCTTCAGGGCAGCGACTTCCCGTTCCAGCGTATTTAGCCGGTCTTCCTGAACCTGTCGCTCCCGCTTCTTCCGCTCGTAGGCGAGTATGGCATCCTTGTCCGTGGACAGGAGGGCAGTGGTCCTCGGGTCTCGGACCAAGTTCTCGTTCCTGACCCTCTCCCGTCGCATCATGTCGCGACCACCCGCAGGTTGCGTACGCGCGGGTACACGATGCCATCGTCATCCCCGAACATCGTGACCTTGATGGAGAACGAGTTGAACTCCGGCAGCGTCTCGTCGCCGATGTTGGTGAATGTCACCTCACGGAAGTCGCCGTCCGTGTATGAATAGCCGGTGTCGCTCGGTGTCAACTCAATGTAGTTGACCTTGTTGAAGTCGGTCTCCCCGACCGGAAGCGGACGGATGAACACCTTGACCGACGAGGACAGGAGGGTCTGGTTGTTGTTGTTGTATCGGTTCACCGGATTGGAGAGCGACATCTTCACGGTGACATTGCGTGCCGTGATGTCCGGCTCAAGGGTGATCCGTTTCGTGATGTAGCGTGCCTTCGCCCGACTGGCTTCGCCGACTGCATAATTCGTCGGCTCCAGTTCACCGTTGGTGGTCGTGTTGGAGTTAGAGTTGATGATGTTCTTGGTCATCACCACGCTTGACCGCTCAAGGTCAAACATGGGCGAGACATAGGTGTCGGCTGTCGCGAAGGACAGTAGAATGGCATTTCCACTATTGACACCATTGAGGTCAATCGTGCCGCTTGTCGGGATGATGTTCTTTCCCGACTCATAACCTGTGTCTGGATCGTTGTCAAAGCGAATCGTGTAGGAGCATCCCTCCGGCAGGGACACCGCCGTGTTGAACCGGATGCTGTTATACTTCGTGACATCCGAGCCAAACGCATCGCTCTTGCTGAACTGGATGGTGTTCGTTTCAGAAGTGAACTTGCACACACCCACCCTCATGCAGAGCGACTCGTTCTCGGTCTTGGTCAACTTACCGGCGTTCTGCGTCTTGAACAGCGAGCCGAAATTGGGCTGCTTCGCAACGATGAGGTCGGGGTCACTCTCGTTGTCCTTGATGGCGAACGAGCCGATGTTTGATGTGAAGAGCGAGTAGACGGGGGAGTTGGAGGAGACGCACACGGCGTACTCCGTTCCCGGCAGCAGGTAGACGGGGGTACTGAACTGGAATCTCGTCTTGTCATCATCACCCGAAGCCACCCGATCACCGATGTTGACCGAATCCGAGTACAGGGTGGAGGATGCGAAAGGCAGGACTCTTGACGGGTGAGGATAGCCGTTGACCGTAGGTCTGATCTCCACGCTCACGGGAACGGTCGCGGACGAGTCCTTCGCACGGAAGTACAGGTCAATGAAACTGACGAACATGCCGTTCGGGTACTTGTTCGCGTCCACAAGGAAGGTCTGGCACAGCGGCTCCTGATAGCCGACCACCTCGCCCGCACTGTTCACCACCTCCGAGAGGTTGGAGATGACGCGAGTGGACTTGGCCGACTTTCTCTTGGTCAACGGCAGTCTGGTGGAGAGGATATTAGACTCGGAAAGCGAGTCGTAGAAGCCCTCAGCCACATAGACCGCATCGGCAGACATGGTCCATGTGTCGGGATTCTCAATCAGAGTGTTCACATTTGTGACGGGCGATTCGCTGCCCACGATGCGAATGACATGCCGTCCCACGGGGAAATTCTGCTCATTGAACCCGTAGTTGTTGCCGACGCTGGTGCGATTGAAGAGGAAGGCTAGGTTCGTGATCTCGCCTTTCGTGTCCGTGACGCTCTGACCCGTGCAGAATGGTGTCACATACAGATCATCGCAATACACATAGAACGGAGTGTTCGGCTTAAGTCCCTTGGCGGTGATGTTGATGGCATTCTCCCTTGCGATCGGGAGGACATCCTTGATGACCGACTTCTCAACGACCCGTTTCTTGATGGAGTCAGGCGTAGTGGACGAATTTAGGCTGTTCAGGGCAACGCCATCAACCTTGGCATTGATCAGCCGTGAGGGGGACAGGTTTGGCTTGGAGACTTTCTCCGCACTCAGATTCTTTCCAAACCAGATGGACTCCCAGTCGTTGTAACGGGTGCCGAAGCCGTTTGATGCCCCGACCTCCCAGTTGTCGTTCTCGCCGCCGACATTGACCTGCACCTTCGGACGCTTGCCCGTGTCAAACCAGACATCCGACGATGGGCTGATCTTCATGTTGCCGAGGAAGGAGACCACTCCGAAGGGGTTGATCTTGATGTAATCACTGGAAACGATGTTGGCGATCTCCCCGCTCGCCGTGTGGTTCATGACGAACACCTTGTCAGTCCGGTTGCCGGTCATGCCGACAAGAGTCCCGCCCGTCAGGGAGAAGGCTGTGGTGCTAAAAGATGGACGCAACTCGTTGAGTTCATAGTCAATGCTCGCAGCGAACATCGGATCGGCGTTGTCCGAGACGATGTGTCCCTTGAACTGGTCAACCACGATGCCTCGCTTCGGCATCTCGTCTCCTGCGGTGTCCTTGACCGAAATGGACTTGGCATCCTGCTCAAGGATGTTGAGGGTGGTGTAGTACTCAACCGCCTCAATCCTCTTCTCAAGGTCACCGATGTCCCGCATGGTGTACCGCTTGTTCTCAACCTGTCGGACGGTCACATCGTCGGGACCGAAAGTGAACGGGTTCACCCCGAGCGTGTAGAGGGTCATCGCGTTGGGATTGTCCGCCGGTGGCTCGGGATTGAGGGCAGGCACGCCCTTGATGACCGAGAAGTTGCGGTCACGGGTCAACGCCACCTTGTCAATCCTCGGCAAGAAGTGGGTGTATATGAACTGGCTGTCGTTCGCCGCCGTGTTGGTCGGGATGATTGAGGATGAAGATACCTGCGACACCGATGAGAAGGTGGCTCCACGATCTGGTCTGAAGTCAATGCAATCCCTCAACCGATAGACCGTGCCTGACTTCGCCGTGAATGTCGGCACATAGTCAGAGGTGAGGCTTCCTCCCGTGTAGGACTCAGCGGTGAAGAATGTCGCTGTCGCTCCTCCTCCGGATCTCTGGTAGCGAGAGATGGTCGCCGTGTATGATCCGGTGACACCTATCGTTCCCGGATTCATGATCATCCGAGACCAGTCATACATGTCCTCACGCTGGCCATTGTCAAAGGTGAAGTATGGAAGCAGGTTCGTGCTGCTTCCGTCCTTGCTTCCCGTGAGTGCCAGAACCGAGATCACATCAACATTTCCGTTGAAGTAGAGGGTATCTGCCGTGCTTCCCCGTCCGTCGCCGGTGAGTGCCGAACCCCACCCGCCCGTGAGCGTGATGTTTTCCGTGACGATGGTCTTGGTCTTGATGATCGGGTCATTGGTATCGTAGTCAACCGATGCCATGACATGGAGGCGGTTTGACTGCGAGAGGGATCCCGAAACCGTGATGTCCAGACTCGTTCCATTGCGTGCGGCGGTTCCTCCGAGGATCCTGCCGTTCTGGTCAAACACGATGACATCGGCATTAGGCAAAGAGACTTCCGCGGTGGATACCGAGAAATAGTTGCCGATGGTGGGCTTCGCTATGGTGGTATTGTAAGGGAATGCGTTCGGAACGACAGATGTCCGGTATGTGTACGCGATGTCAATGTCGTCCAGCGTGCTCATCACGGAACCGTCAGGAATCTCCCACAACAAAGATGACTCGCTGAGGGCACCCAACGACGCGGAGCCTCCCGTGACGGCGAACAAGTGTCGGTCACAATGAGTCACTCCCGATACGAAGAAACGCTCCACTTGGCTGAAATCGGCTCCAGTCATCGTGAAGGCGATGTCATACAGAGAGAGGTTGAAGACCGGATTGGCATACAGGTCAGCCCTGCGCATGCGTGCGCGTCCTATCTCTCCCACGATCCGCTTGTTGGCATCTCCCTGACCGGACGATCCGGTGACCATGATGAGTACCGGGTCAAGACCGAAGTCCTGTAGACCCGACGGGATGCTTCCCGTGATGCCCGAGAAGATGACCTTAGTGTAAGGACCGACCTCGCGGTCAAACACACGCTCCACCTGACGGGTTGTCCGTGCCTTGTCAATGTTGAGACGGGTGACACCCTGCGTCTCAAACTCATACCCGAACACATATGCCTTGCCGGGGCTGAGGTGAGCCTTGAGCGTGGTGTCGTTACCCGAGATTCCTCTCATGGTGAGGTCAAACGGAACGACCGTGTAGTTTCCGGACTCATCATATGTGCGTCGGGCGAAGGTGTCCTCAAGCATCGCATAGTCGGGGTACTTCTCCACCTTGACGATGTCGCCGTCCACGATTCGCATGAACTCAACGAAACCCTCGCGGGTGAAGTTATCCGTGCTGGTGGTGTCGGTCGCCGTATATCCACGCTGCGACAGGACGAGGTCAATCTTGAATCGGTCTGCACCCGGTGCGGAGTAGTTGTAGTATCCGAAAGCGGGGTCTGTGAGGGTCTCGTCATCATCCGATGTGACGAACTCCTTGTTCACCGCGAAGCCGACGCTTGTGGTCGGACTCTCATATGAACGCATGCTTCCGGAAAGGCTGTAAGCACCGATGGACTGGGCATCGTTCAGGACGAAATACCCTTCCACAAAACGGACACCCCTGTCTACCGAAACGACGGTCGCGTTTCCGACCGAACCGGTGACGGTGGCTGTGATGGTTTGCTCATTGGACGCGGTCGCCGCAATCACATTGGAAGATGTGAATCCCGTCCCGCCCGCGAGGTATTCAAAGAACAGGACCGGAGATGGGTCGCCGACAATCCCACCTTCGGCATGAACTACCCGTCCATATGCTGCGGTGAATGGGGATGCGATGCTGTTGTTATAGATGGTCGTGCCGATGAAGTCGGTGTGCGTCACGCCCGAACCGAGAGTGACGCGAGCATACTTCAGGTTGTTGGTCGTGATTTGCCCGTCAAGGACGATGCTGCCCTCGTCAAACACATGCGAGCCGAACCGCTCAATCTGGTTCTGGAGGATGGTCTGGAGTTGGGTGAGTTCCCGTGCCTGAACGCCGTAGCCCGGACGGAACATGATGCGGAGGTGCTTCTTGTCCTCCGAGTAGTCATCGTAGTAGGGGTCTACATTGAACAGGTTGGGGTCGTATGATGGCATCGGTCATCCTCAGAAGTCTATGACTATCTTGAACTCTTCTCGTTGATCGTAATTTCGGGCGATGGGGCGGACATTCTGTATGTATAGGATGTCTCCCGAGCCGTATTGCATCTCGGATTGCCCCAAGACGCTGGTGATGGAAGCGGTGATGCCTGATGGACTGGCCACCGACATTCCGGATACAAATCTTCCGTTCGTTCCGCTGAGTCGCATGTATCCTGTCGTTCCCGTGGGAACCCATTCCACCACATAACCATTGGATTCGGTGAGACCAGAAACGAACTTAAGATATCCGTCCTCGGTGAAATCATCTGCCGCAAAATTGTTCGCACCAACCGCTGCGGAAAGGACCACCTCAGATGTCTGGTCATAGGTTTTCTTTCCTCTGACCACGGTTGTGAGCGAGGCGATCTTGGCTATTCCCGTGATGCCGTTGACCATCGTATTGGTGACAGGATTGACCTGCGTGACTGCCTCTCCCACCTTGAACTCGCCGCTGGTGTTCTCAACATAGAGGAAACCAAGTCGGCTTGTGGCAGGCTCCGGTTCCCATGAGTAGATCTCGCCGATGGTTCTTGACGGGAGCAGACCATCGGCGATGTCACCCATTCCTTGAACAAGGAGACCTCGCTTGAAGTCATCGTTGCTGACCCCAAACTCGTCAATAGGCACCAGTTCCATGCGAACGAGCCGTCGCACCTCTGTCCCTGCCACGGTTCGTTCATCAACACGGGAGACCGTGAAGTTGCCGACGGTGGCACCATACGCAAAGTCGCCGACGCGAATGTTCGTGAGAACGAGTTCGGATGTTCCCGTGAAACCGGTGGCTCCCACATACCAAGACACCACCTCTCCGGTGGCGGTCATTCCCGACTGGTTCGCCGAGGCACCGACCACAAACGAACCGGGGAGTCCGTTGGTACGGAAGTTCAGACGGACTTGCTTTTCTTCCAGCAAGGGATTCAGGATGATGGCGACCTGACGGAACTCGTTGCTGGTGCTGATCGTGCCGTCTTCGGTCCGGTCAAAGTCCTTGACGATCATCAACGATGACGCACCGAGTTCCTTCACCGCATCCGAACCATGTCCTCCCTTGGGAGACATGACGGGTATGCCGAAGTTGTCTATGCCCAAGAAGGCTTTTCTGCTTGGCATGGTCAGCCCGGCGACCACCTGTAGAGACGCAAATGTGTAATCCTTGCCCCCATCAACCAGTTCAATGGAATCAACCACTCTTGCCTCATTGATATCCAGACAAGAACCGTCCGTTTCAGGAACACCGCTTGTGCCGCCGATGCGGACCAGCACCTCTGCGGATGTGGCATATGGGTTGTACTGCTTGTTGTATGCGGTGCCGTCTCCAACCACCCGTATGTTCGGCACGATTGAGAACTTTGAACCTGTGGCACCGGACACCAGAGCAGCAGAGAGAGGCTGGTCCAAGATGACCTGCGAATAGGTGGTCAATCCCTTGTATGACGAGATTCTCCTTCGCTGACCCTGTCCCGGACCGCTGTCTATTGACAGGACCATGTTGTTGTAGTAATCATCCGCCGGAATCATGAGCGAAGATGTGATGTTCACGAAGGTGGCACCGACCGCAAATGAGCCGACCACATCATTCCCGTTGCTGGGAAGCAAGCACTTTTCCGTGTAGACGAACGGGGCGACTTCCGGATTCAAGTAGACGAACCCGATCTCCCCGTTGACTGCCGCGTTCTGGATGTTCCACTGGAGAAACCGCTCGTCGTTCTGGTTCAGGTAAGGCACATACTCCACCGGCATGTATCCGATGGCATCACCTTGCGTCTTGGTCAGGAACTTTCGCTTGGACTCGGAAATTTGGTACAGGAACTTCCACCGGTAGCCGTCCGAAAGCCTGCGGATCTCCGCGTCCGTGTGCGTGGGAGGGACGGTGGATGCTGCTCCTCCGTTGTTGTCTATGCACTTGTAGACCCTCTCCTGATCAACCAGCACATAGAATCTGGATGGGTTCAGGTCATCGTAGAGGTCAACATTGTCCCTGTAGGCGGCATAGACCTGTCCACTCTCCCAGTCATATCTGCGGACAACCAGAGACACATCTTGCCGATCAATCCGCTTGTGGGCAAGAACCCGTCTCCAGAAATCGGTCTCGGACTGGACGCTGTCCTGATTGACGGGGGGACTCTGTTCGTCTGGCCATTCGGCAACTCTGCCTATGGACATGAACAGGTTGTTACCGTCTAGGTCATCATAGATGCCCATCAGGCGGTCTGCGGCGACTCTCTTGTGGTTCTGGAGGAATGGATCGCAAGCCATGGCTTCTTATTTAGACCTCCGAGACCAAGACTTCGGATATCGCCGTGGATAGTGAAATCGGTCCTTGTACGGTGGAGAAGAGGATGCCGCTCTTGGCAGGGTTCAGCCCATACACCACGGTGATGGTGGATGTCGGCAGGTATTCCATCGGTCGTTTCTTATCGTCAAAGAACTTGACGGTGATGGTGTGCTTCCCATCCTCCACCCCAGAGAAGAAAACGGAGCCGCTCAACCTGTAGTCATATATCTTCTGCCCGTTGTCTAGAATGGCCATGACTCCGGCGATCGGGTAGTCAATTATGGCCTGCGGATTGACGATCTCGTATTCCACAGGAAGCACCGCCCTGTATTGGAACTTGTCTCCCCCAATCTTCAGGATCTCTTCCTTGGACAGTTCGGGGTCATTCTCCGGATTGGGCGTGAACGAGAATGTTGACCCGTTTCTTGGCGAGGTGATGTTCAGGGAAGGAGAGACATCAAACACCCCCCTCTGGACCTGATTCGTTCGGCAATTGAAGTTCTTGTCCCCCACACCCATCTCAAAGAAAGACCTAGCGGTCAGTTTCCGAAACTCGCTGGTCTGATCGTCAGGGTAGAGCAACTCGGCGTACTTGAAGGTGTTGTCGGGTCTCCATCGGTTGGTTCCGGTGAATCCACCATAAGAACTGATCGTCTGCCCGTCCACGCCGACGCAGCAACCGGTGGTTCCGGTGGGCATCGCAAGTTCCCAATCCTTGCGATCCTCGTCGGTCCCGCTCTGGAGCGTCCATTCGGGCCATGACAGGAAGTCGCATCTGCCTCTCAACTGGTCGGACCACACCTTGGCGATGTGCTTGGTGTTTGCAATTGACGGGCTGTTGTTCGGGTGCTCGTACACGAACCAGTATGGCTCCTCGGGATTGACCGGTCTCGTATAAGCCGCCCCCGTGTATCCAGAGACACCTGTCTGTCCCAATGCACCTATGGTTGACTCCACGAAGGATATGGAGTTGCTGATAGGGTTTCCGGAAATCTGCGGGGGGTCGGTGGGACTCGTCAATCTAATCAGCCTATCATGAACCTCGGGGTGATATCCAGCCGTGCCGGTGTCCCCGAACCAGTCCTTGAGGTTGTCGTATGTGCTGAAGGTATACGGGAGGTAGTTGCCGATATAAGGCACCTTGAATGAGTCAAGGACCACATTCTGCCCCAGACTGTCCTTGACGCAACGCTTGACCGACACGGAGCCGAACATCGCCGTGCCTACAGGGTGCACCAACTTGCGGATAGCCTCTCTGTAGGTATCAATGACCACCTCCGACTTCAGGACATACGACCAGTTCTGGTAGAAATGGTTGTCCTGAATGACCTTGTTGGTGCTCAACCTGCCGTCGTTGTTGGCATAGTAGCCCAGTTCCGAGCATAGGGAACCTACAACAGCCGTCCCCACGAACCCCGAACCGCTCACGCTGTTGATCCTGACGATCGGGGGAACCTCGTAGTTGATGCCGAAGTCCTCAATCTTGATCTTCTGGACGGTGCCTGCCGAGTCCACCTGCGTCACGGTGCCATAGGCTCTCTGTCCGACATCCGATCCCGTGGACTCAAACACGACCCTATCACCCGGACGATATCCTTCACCTCCATCGGTGATGTTGACCGAGGAGACCACGCTGTAGATGCGATTCTCCCTGAATGTCTCGTCTCCGTCCGTGAACTCAAAGCCGTATCTCGCGCCCGTGCGGAAGGTTCCGTTACGACCACTGATGAGCAGTTCGGCGACATTGAAGTTGCCCTTCTGGTATACGGACACGCTGACGACCCTTGCCGTCGCAAGAATGCCCGACGAGTCCCTCTGCACGATGTTGTTGCCAGCCGCACGGAAGATGCTGTCGCCGATCACATTGGAGACCCGCAGGTAGTTGTTCTGTACCCACTTGCCGGAGGACAGGCGAAGGATGTCCTGCTTGGGGTAATAGAACTCAACCCCCGTATCGTACAGGATGCGGAACAGGAACTCATATGCCTTCTCCGTGCCCTTGGCTCGGTAGAACTGCTTGATGGTCTTGATGAGTTTGCGATCGTCAACGGGCATTCCGGTCTGCGAACTGACCGCCAGAGACTCAGGAAACTGGAACAGGTACTCGCTCTTGAACTCCGCGATGAACTGGTCCATCGTCCGGTCCACATCCGGCACATCTCGCATGGACATCGGGGATACCAGCAAGCCGCTGTCCCTCCGAAGGTCAAGCCACTCGTAGTATGCCGAAAGGAAGGCAACAAGCGTGGGGTGGTCCACCCGCACGAACTCGGGCAGTTGGCTTGACACCAACTCCGACAGTTGCTTGTTGTCATCAATGCCCATGAATCACCTCGGGAATGTTGAATCGGTGGATGAATTGTAAATCTTGGTCTTCTCGGGCACGGCGGTGACGGAGACACCATCAATGTCAATCTCAATGATCTGGTTGCGCCGCGAGAAGATGTCCCGATTCCTCGGCTGGACCGTGATGCGGATTTCCGTCCTGCCATCCGCAAGCGTCACCGGAGCGAAGTTCTTCAGGGTCACCAGTCCCGTCTCGTAGTCAATCGTGCCGATGTTGGGCTTGATGATGACCTTTGAGTTGTTGACGATCTTGTAGATGCGGACGATCCCGTAGCCGTCATCCTCAAGGTAGGCGGTCACATTCGGCTTCACCAAAGCAGACGATGTCGCGTCCTGATAGACAAATGACTGGCTGCTCAAGATGGGGGTGTAGCCGTCAATCGGGTGATACAGAGCGTTGTCAAATCGCACCGTATAGGTGGATGACCTGCCCAACGACGGCTCAAGTGCCTTCGCCAACTTCAACTCAAGGGTGTTGGAGTTGATGGTCGGAGCCAAGGCATCAATCAGCGAGGTGAAGTTAGACGACCGGAAGTTCTTCTGGAAGCCACCCAGTTCCTCGCCGTTGTAGATCAGCACGAAGTCACGGACCTTGCTTGCAATGCCGGTTGAGTTGAGTACCGTCTTGGCCTCGTCGTAATAGACCGTGATGGTGGGAATGATGTACAGGAAGTCGGGGTCAACCACCTCGGGAGTGATGGTCACAAGGTTTCTCTCGCCGAGGATGCTCTTCTCAATCGCCTGCTTCTCTCCGAACGACAGCCGCCGACCCTGCTTGGGGCGGATGCTGATGAACACCTTGCCGTATTGCGGCGGGATGTTCTCCTCGCCTCCCCAGATGAAGTAGGAGTCGGCTCGGCTGGAGTACTCCCGTCCCAGCACGGCAAGATAATCGTCCGCGGTGACCGCACGCTCCTGTGCCTGATAGGTGCGGGGGGCATAGAACTTGATTGAGTCAACGCTCTCCTCGTCCTCGCCACCGAAGGACGGAATCACCGTCCCGTCATCCTCTGTCTGGACGGACACGGACAGGGCGTTCTCTATGTTTCCGGCATAACGGATGTCGTCGTTGTAGCCGATCCCGTTGCCAGCCGAACCCGATGTCGTTAGGTAGGTCGCCGTGATGAGGTTGCCGTTCTGGATCTGCCTGCCCAGCACCCCGTCCCCGAAGTAGAACTGCCAGAAGCCGTTACTGCCCTCCTGAACGAAGAACACACGGGTGTCCCCACTCAACTTGGTGATGTCCCTGCCTCGCACCCACAGGTTTGCCGAACCTTCGGTGGTGGTGGTGGAACGCTGGACGATGATATTCAGGGTATCAATGTCTATGTTCTTGTCTGGGATGGTGAAGGTGGGAGCGACAATTTCCGTGGTGTTCGCAATGAACGATACCGACTTCAGGGTTCCTTGCGAAAGCACGACCCCTCTTGCGGCATTGACCCCTCCCTGTCGGGTCACCTGATGGGTCTGTAGGTTGACGAAGTTGATCGCCTTGCCATTCTGGTCCACCCCACGGAAGACCCGATTCTTCTCAAGGAACAACTTGCCCCCGATTACCTGATCCGTGACGGTGTTGTCATACAGGACATCCACTACTAGGGTTGCCGCCTTCTTGGAGCGGGGCACATAGTCAAGATGCTTGGCGAGCGAAACTACCGATGGGCGGATGACGGCGGAGTCAAGGAACGACTCGTTCGCCGCCATGTTGGCATAGTATGCCTGATAGTGCGTGTTGTAGGCGAGGAGGTCAAGGATGATGGACAGGGATGACCCCTCAAAATCATAGTCCTTGAACTGCTGCTGCCCACGCAGATAGTCCTTGAGGTTCGTCTTGATCTGGTCAAACTCAAGGGAGTCAATCGGGGTGTTTGCCGTGTTATTGCTCATCTCATCCTCTGGAGGGTAATGGTAGTGCTGAACACCCGCTGGATGTTGAACATGGCGAACTTGATGGTCACGCGGATCTCGTTCTTATCTATCACATGTGCCACATCTACCTCGGCTTCCTTGATGCGGGGTTCGTATCTGGAAATCATGTGGGTGATGCGGTTCCGCAGTTCCATGACCATGATCGGGTCAACCGGCTCAAACAGGAGGTCAACCAGTCCGGAGGAGATCTCGGGATGGAAGGGCTTCTCTCCCCTCTTGTAGAGGAGCAGGTTGCGAAGCGATCTCTTGACCGCCTCTTCCTCGGTGCGGACCACGACATCTCCCGTGAAGGGGTTGCGGTCAAAGTTGATGTCCAGATCCACGAATTTGGCCATGTGTCACCTCAGTGCGAGTTCCAACTCAATGTAGTCCCGCATCTGTCGGAAAGTGCTTACGAAACTGGGGTCAGTAAAGGGCGGAACCTGCTCGTCAAACCACTCCAGCATGATGAATCCGATGTACAGGTCTTGCTTGATGATAGGAAGAATTGAATAAGCAACCGTGTCGTTGGACTTATTGTATGATCGGAAATAGCCGTCTCTCATGCCTTCGGTCTTATGAAGGATGCCATCGTTATCCCTCATGCTTTCTACCATGTCCCAGAAGAGGGTCACATGGATGTTCTGCAACTGGGGTCCGTCGTAAGGAACCCCCCGCACACAAGACTCATGGGTGATGCTGAACTTCTTCATGGGGCTTCCGTCAAGGAACTTGCCGCCATTGTGGAAGTGTCCTATCTTGGCGCGGGTGGCTCCGGTCTCAACTCTCAGGGTGGTAAGCAAGTCGTGGACATTGCTATGCCGTGACTGATAATCGGACTTGCTGATGGAGGCTTCTTCCTTCTCTTTTTCCTCCCCCTTCTTGTCCACCTTGCCTTTCCATCCCCAACCGCCCAGCAGACCGGCGATAAGACAGGCAATTCCAAACCCGATATTGAACCATGATTCCGGCGCGATTGCTAACAACATCTCGGTCAACCTCCTGCGAATACATTTGGGCTTCCTCTACCGCATGCCGAATTGCAGTCAACCGGATCACCGATTCTGGTCGCTGGCTTGCTGTTTACAAAAACGGAAGAGGAACCCTCCGCAGTAGTGCTATTGTGACACTTGTCCCCACAGCAGTGAGTTGCCCACTTCCCACCTTTCAGATGCCAACCCAGGCTGTTGACGAACACATTGGATGAGCCGTCAAGATTTCGTCTTGGCGGGAAACATCCATGTCCGGTACATAGGTCTGTCTTTCGGTGGGCTGCGGGCATATCACTCCTCGTCGCAAGTACATGTCCCGATGTCGTTGAAGTAACCCTTAGCCTTCATGCCGTTAAGATATTCGGCGTTCGTCACTGGTTTACCGTCAAGGTACATCTGATTCCTGATATTTAGGACGAGCGAGTCACGATCGGATGACCAATTGTTCAGGACATTCAGTACGAACTCCCCATCAATATAGTTGCCGTACGGATCGGACGAATCAAACGCCCTTGCAATGAACGGAATGGAGATTGCAGTACCAAATCCTCCCGAATACAGAGCACTTGACCCCCCGCTCGCGTAGTTTGTCTCGTCATATCTCTGAGGCTCCTGCTCGCCGTAGTTGAAGCCGTAGTCAGAGACCGCCTGACCGTCCGCTCCGCTCGCGGTCCGAGGTGGTGTCATCTCCGAGCCGAGGACATCCTTGCCGAGGAAGGTGTCCAGTTCCGGAATGCACCCCTCAAAACTTCCTGTATCAATGTTGAAGGTCAGGGTGTCCGGCAACTTACCCGTGATGTAGGCATACTTTATCGGACCAACTCCGGAGCAGACGGTCTGCGTTGTCCTCCTGCCGGTGGATGGGTTGTTCGGTCCCAGTTGTCTCCTGTATTCGGCACTCACACGGAGCGACGGGCTGTCGCAACCCGTCCGGTTCTTGCCGATGAGGGTGTTCTCAAATATGGGTCTCTGTGCGTCTGCGCCTGCGTAGCGATAGTTTATTATTCTTTCCGTAATCCAATCTATGCACCCCTCGTTGTTGTTGGATGGAGTTATGGCTTGACCGCTCAACCCATCTGGGTAATAAAAATCAATTGGTTGTGTGCCTACCATCTGTACCATCAGAATTCACCCGCATCCAAGACATCGTCTATGCTCTTGACGGTCACATCCGGACTTTCAATTGTGATCTGTGGGTCCGTGCCGTACTCTACATCGGGAACTACCTGTGTCGGAGCAGCGGGAACAGGTGGTTGGGTCAGAGCCGAAGCCGTAGGTATAGGAAGGTCCACGGTGATCTCGGGTGGAGGCGAACCACATTTGATGTCCGGTATTGCATCATCTATTGCCTTGGCGGTGTCACCGATGGC